ATGATTGCCAGCTATTTCTTTCTTCTGGGTCTAATCTAGCAGCCCTCTTATCGCATATGAATTGCTGATTGTTTAAATCCATCATCATTGCAAGTCTTTTAAGTCCGACCGAACCGAATAACTCTATTTTAGTACCAAATCTAGTTTGTGCAGCCTGTGCTGTTATAGAAGCCTCTGTTGCTGTTTGGTCGTCATCAGAAGAAGCACCTCTGACATTAGCCGGAGTACCTAAAGTCATTTCCAGACTATATTCAAGTTTATCTTCTGACATAAAAGCAGACTGTGGTATTTCAGATTTTTGCAACATTTGCAAATCTTCCATATTATCCACATCTATTACACCATTTGGTCTTGATACAAGCTGTTCGTCTTTAATATCAGAACCTCTCAAACGCTTCCACATATTATTTATTAGAAAACTTACATTATCCATTCTTTGGTTGTGTAGTGTATTTAATTCTTCTTGTAAATGTTCTATTATTTGTACGGCACTCATACCATAAAATTCATTAGGAAGCTGGTCGTATGTACCTTTAACAAATGGCTTTTTGCGGTGACGCCAATAAGGATTAGGTCCATCATATATAACTTTTTCTCTATTTACTAATATTGCGTGTCTATCATCTTCCCAATAATGCAATAATTCTACTTCTTCCTTATCTTTCCCTAAACTATCGTCTTTATTTTTAAAAGGGTCAGAGCCTATATTAGATATTCCTATTGAAGAAAGCCTTTTATATCTTCCTTCTTCAAGGTTTTTTCTTGATGATGGTAATTTTTCCAAATCTACATCATATATTCTTCCATCACCTATTCTTTCTAAAAGCTCCATTTTTTCTTTTAATTCACCGACAGTAGTCCATTCTCTGTGAAATACGGCTCTTGCGTCATCTATTGTTGAATTATCTGGGTCTCCCCAAAAATCAAAGAAATCTATATTAAAAACTTCATTATCATCCCAAATTACTTCTGTCTTTTCTACTGTGCCCCATTTCCAGTTACCGGTATATTTACCAAATCTGTCTACTTCTGGAATTTTAGTTTTTCTTTTTATTTCTTCTTCTTCATATCTCCAGCCAACGCCCATAAAGCCTGCTGGGAATATCAAAAATGATGTAACAAAATTATAAAAAACTGATTTAATATCATTTTTTTCTAGTTGTTCATCTACAAAACTAGCAGCTATTTTAGCGTTTTCTTCACTTGCTATAAAATTTTGCATACTTCCACCGGAAGGCATTGGTTCAAACTCGATATATGGTCTTTTGTTGAAAAAAGAACTAACTATTCTTGCTCTTATTGTATCAAGTATCTCATAAGTTTTAGGTATATGAAGATTTGATTTTCCTTCTTCTTCTGCTTCTTTATACCCAATAAATTTTTTATAAAAATCTATTGCTTTATCTTCATATTGCTTACGATAACTGTCATAATAAGTAAATATATCAAGTATGCTTTGGGTTATTTCGTTTTGTGTATATTCCCTTCTTTCCAGATTATTCATATTACATTCCTCCTGGACTACCTCCGGATTGTCTTTGCTGTTGTTGAGCTTGTCCTTGCTGTGATTGTTGCTGTATATTCATTAATTCTTGATATAATTGCATAGCTGTTTGTTCTAATTGTGGTCTAGGCATTTGTTTTATTTCATTAGCAACTTGTTGCATTGGATTAGCTTGTTGCCTTTGTTGCCTTTGCCCACCTTGTCTAGGTTGTTGTGCTTGTGCACCTTGTCTTTGTGGTCTTTGACCTTGTTGTTGCTGTTGATTAGCCATTCTTGGGTCTGGCATAATTTTCTAATACCTCCTTTATTTATAATCCTTCATTTTAAACATACCATATTTTTATTTCAAATAAAATGCAAAAATATTATAAATTGCATTAATAACCAGTTATTTTGCTTACTGGAGCTGTTCTTTCTTTTCTTTTTCTTAGTATTTCTTCCAATTTTTCATTAGTTAAACTTTTTAGTGGAGGTCTTGACATACAGAAATATCTAAAACTTTCGGGAGCGTGTGTTATATTATGAGGTTCATCTGATGCATCATCTGGGTTGCTATCATCAGTTTGCAGTGCTGGCAAAGAATTTATTAAATTAGGGGCTTTATTTTTAAAAATTTGAACTCTTGACACTTTTGGAGCATTTTCTTTATCGCCTTCATAGTTCGGGTTTGGTATATGCTTTAAATATTCTCTAACGACACGCCAGCCTTCCACTCTACGGTTATCTGCTTTTCTCAATCCATAACCACTTAATCCGTTTTCGGTTAATATTTGCCTACCAGATTTTCCTGTTTCTTGCCTTCTGTTCCATAAATCCGGTGAAGCAACTGTATATGCAAGAGAATCTTTTTCTATCGGATTTGTTCTTTTTCTTATTTCTATTGCTAAGTCAGATAAAGATAAATCCGGCTTATATAACTCTTTATAAACATAATAAAAGCCCATAGTATCAAGTGCATACCAGTAAACTGCTGACATATCAAGACCATAATCAATAGATATAAACCTTTTCCAATTATCCGGTATTTCAAAAGGCTTAACAGTATTAACTTCTCTTGAAAAATTAGGAAAAAACTGTCCTGCGTGTATATCCCAATCACCTTTAAGTAATCGCTTTCTCTCTATTTCGTCCATTCCTTCAAGTACATCACGATAACCTTCATCTCTGTCCTCTAAAATTATATTATCTGCTAATTTAGCCGGAATAAACATATGTTGTTCTTCTTTACCTGGTCTAACCTCTACCATATGCGGTTTTTCTACTTCACCAATATCCACAAATTCGTTTTTAAACCATTGATGACCCACTCCACCAGGGTTTGTAGACATCATAAATAAAGGGTGAGTGCCTTTAGTAGTTACACGATTACGGGACATAAGGTATCTATACTGAAATCTTGTAAACTGTGTAGCTTCATCAAAAGCTATATAATCAAACTGCTGTGATTGGTAATTATATACATCATCTTCATTTTTTATATGACAAAATTCTAATATACCGTTATTTAGGCTTTCGAAAGTCCATCTGTGCTTTGTTGCGTTCCATTTAGCACCAGGAAAATCGCTAAATAACTCTTGACTTCTCATAATTGCACCGCCTGGACCTTCAAGCTGGGTAAAAGTACGCCTAAAATACCCACATTTAGCTCCAGGATTTGATAATATACCTACAAATAAAGACATCAGCATAGCATCAGTTTTTCCTCCACCTGCTGCCCCTCCATATCCTATCACTCTGGCTTTTGGGTGCTTTATTTTATTCGGTATTTCTCCTTTTCTTTTAAATATTTTTGGTCTATCTTTATCGCTCATATCAAGATAATATTTAAAAGGGTGAGATAACCCACAGGCTTCAAGAAATCTTAGTTGCCTTTTCTGTGGTAGCCAATTTATATTAAATTCAGTTGTTCCTTTACTTGCTTTAGATTTAAATTTTTTAGTGCCATAATGATTTGCCATATTATCCTTCCTCTATTTCAGAAGTATCTACATCTTGATTTAGTTCTGGAACACCAAAATTAACCTGTATTTTAGAGTTCTTATCTCCTTTTATCTCTACTTTAGAGGTATTTCCGTACTTTTGCGGTTGTTTACCTTTTAGCAAGAATTTAAGCAAACTATCTGAATAGTTAGTTTTTTGCCCTACTACTTCGCCTTGATAGAATACATCTTCTTCTACGCCCATTACTGCCCTTCTTTGTGCTTCCATCTCTAGGTATTCAGTATGAGCCTGCTCTGCTTTTTTGTAATATTCCATAAATACATCATCTTTTTCCCAATTATATATTGTTTGAGGATTAACACCTGCACATTTAGCAGAATATGATACTGCTCCTAAAATAGAATATGCTGCCAAATATGCTGCCTGTCGTGGATTATTCAGTTCACCACGAGTCTCTTCTCTCAATATCTCCCATAACTGGTTAAAGTCACGGTAAAAATCCTTGCCACTCATATTATCAGAAGTCAGTTTTTTATCCATAATCTTTTCAGCCATATTTTTAACATTATCTCTAATATCTTTTCTTTTGTACTCCGGCAAAGGCTTATCTTTGTTTATACTCATTTTATCACCTCTTCTTGTAATATTCACACTTTATGTAACTCACATCTAAACTTATCTTAGCACCAGCATAATAAGGACATTCTTTATCACATTTCTCCTGCTTAATTTCTTTCCCTTCAAGCGGACACTCTACTCTGTCTTCAACTATCAAAAGTTCCATATCAGTACTTCACCCTCTTTTTTACCTTTCTTACTCTCTCTTTGCCACATTTCCTGCATACTTCTTTCACATTCCTGTATGCCCACTTGCCTTCTCTTTTCCATCTGTCGTCTTTATCTGTCTTTATCCATTCGTGTTTCGTCACTTTTCCCTCTCTCTTCTTTGTAATTTTGTTCATAGACCTCTCTAACACCTCCATATGCCTGTTCTTTTATTATAAATATATCAGACATCGCCTATCAAATAAAGTGCAATCATATGAGCTCTGTGTGCCCAAATTCTGAACCTGCCGTTTTTTTAAAAAATTTTGAGAGGGGGAGTATATAATAGAGGGAAGGAATCTTCGCCTGGTGGTGTGGGGTTCTAATAGAAGGAGGAAAATCCACGAAAGAAAGAAATAAAAAACCTTCTTAATTGTC